AACCTACAGAGGAAAACTACCGGGAATAATTACTGGTTCTCTGAAGACTCCACCGCTGGCCTGAAGACTTAACATATCCAGGGATTTGAAATCGATAAACCCTGATAAATATCCATGAACGCAAAAATCAGATACGGCCTGTCGGCTGCCGTTCTGGCGCTGATTGGTGCAGGGGCGTCTGCGCCTGAAATCCTCGACCAGTTTCTTGACGAAAAAGAAGGTAACCACACCACGGCATACCGTGATGGTGCGGGTATCTGGACCATCTGCCGCGGTGCCATCCTGGTGGATGGTAAACCTGTCGTCCCGGGCATGAAGTTGTCGAAGGAAAAATGCGACCAGGTTAACGCCATTGAACGTGATAAGGCGCTGGCATGGGTGGAGAAAAACATCAGAGTGCCACTGACCGAACCCCAGAAAGCGGGGATTGCGTCATTCTGTCCGTACAACATTGGTCCCGGTAAGTGTTTCCCGTCTACGTTTTACAGACGAATTAATGCAGGTGATCGAAAAGGTGCCTGCGAAGCGATTCGCTGGTGGATTAAGGACGGTGGCAGAGACTGCCGTATCCGCTCAAATAATTGCTACGGTCAGGTATCCCGGCGAGACCAGGAAAGTGCGCTGGCGTGCTGGGGAATCGACAGATAAGCAGAATATTTTGCTGAAAAATGACGTTGGCCAGCGCGGACGGATAACACGAAATCCTGCGAACTGGCAAAATGTAAGTGAATAAAGTTAGGCAGATTATTTTACGCAGAGGCACCGTAATGGTGCCTTTGTCATTTCTGCGCTTCGCACAAGCGTAAATAAACCAAAGAACCTTTCAGGATGAGCCCTGGTGGATAACCGGCAGTGGTCTGGTTAACCCTCTTTGGGCTGGTTATTCCTGTGCGCAGGGTTCATCACTAAAAGGAATCAACCATGAAAGAGATGATTTCTGTCGATCATGAAATATCCATGAGTAGTCTGGATTTTCTGAATAACATTATTAATCCAGCCCGGGCAGAAGCCGGAGAAGTCCCTCATGAACCGCGTAAGTTTCTTGCAAAAATTGAGGATGAGCTAGAGCTTGATGGAACCGGAAAAAAATTCCGGTTAAACAATAACCAGACAAGAACGGCATACTATGATCTGGATTTTGACCAGATGATGCTCGTTGGCATGAGGGAGTCAAAGGCCGTTCGTCGTTCTGTGCTGGCAAGACTCAAAGCGATGCATGGTATTCAGATCCCCCGGACTTTACCTGAGGCGTTGCGATTTGCGGCAAAACTGGCTGAACAGAAAGCAGTGCTGGAAAATCAACTGGCAATAGCAGCGCCGAAGGCTGAATTTGTTGATAACTATGTTGGAGCATCTGGTCTGATGGGATTCCGGGAAGTTGCTAAGTTACTCGGTATCAAAGAAACCGATTTCCGGCTGTTTTTGTTGGAGAACGGAATAATGTATCGCCTCGCTGGAAAAATGACGCCTTACTCGCATCACCTGGATGCGGGGCGGTTTAGCGTGAAAACGGGCGAGGCGGGCAATGGTCATGCTTTTACGCAGGTTAAATTCACCCCAAAAGGTGTTCAGTGGATTGCTGGTCTGCTTGCTGCATGGAGAGCTACCGCAGCATGAAGATGATAAAAATGGACTGGAAATTTTTGCTGGTCTGGCTGATTCCGTTTTTATGGGTGGTTGCCCGGTTAATTACTGCTATTAAGAGGTAAAGATGTCAGACAAACTCATAATGCTGGCGAAGGGCCTTTGTGTAATCGTCGGTATTTCATTTTCACTAATGCTGGTTGCTCTTTTTCTTTCCATAACCTGGATGGCGTTGACTTCGGCAGGGCTGGTGGGGTGAGCATAAACCGAATGCTTTCCACGTTTACCGTTATTCTGCTGGTGGTCTGTGGTGCGCTGTGGCTGGCAACAGACCATTACCGTGATAACGCCATCACCTACAAAGCGCAGCGCGATAAAAAAGCCAGAGAGCTGGAGCTGGCAAACGCAACCATTACTGACATGCAGCAGCGCCAGCGTGATGTTGCTGCGCTTGATGCCAGATACTCAAGGGAATTAGCCGATGCGAGAGCTGAAAATGAAACTCTGCGTGCTGATGTTGCCGCTGGTCGTAAGCGCCTGCGGATCAACGCCACCTGCTCCGGTACCGTGCGTGAAGCCACCGGCACCTCCGGCGTGGATAATGCAACCGGCCCCCGACTGGCAGACACCGCTGAACGGGATTATTTCATCCTCAGAGAACGGTTGATGACAATGCAGAAGCAGCTGGAAGGGGCACAGGACTATATCCGCACTCAGTGCCTGAACTAAGTTTTGCTGATGCGCCGTATCGTCGCTGTATTCCCTCATTAACAGAGACCGCAGCCCGACAGGGAGACTCCTCTGCGCGAGTGTGCGGGGATAATCAAAAACGATACACACCGGGGTTTACCGCGTTAACGGAGCGCGGCGTTGTCCCCTCATGGTCGCTGGTCCGGTACGATGGTGGAAGAAACCGAACGTTCATTTCTCGTTATTTGTCATGCTGGCCGTACGCAGATGCGTTGCATCTGTTGCCAGCCTTCTCCTGCAGGCTTCAATAACCCACGCTGAAAAGTTACTGGACCCTTTATGCTCAAGGGCGATGTTGATCTGTTCAATCATGTGATTGGGGAAACGGATATTGCGGGTTGTGGTTCTGCGGGTCCGGTTTTTCGATGACATATTTATTTCCTTTACTGATTGCCATATGACGGGGATTTTACATGGCTGAGCTTCGTACACTCCAGAGCAGAATCAAAACACTGAATACCCGACGGGTGAATATTCTGAAGGGGGAACAGCGTCGTGTCAGTGGCAGTGCACGTGTTTCCCTCAAGCGTCATATCTGGCTCAGGGATGCCGGGCAGTGCTGTCTCTGTGGTCGTGTGGTTGACCTCTGTGACAGTGAACTCGATCACCGCATTGCACTTCAGTTCGGTGGTGGTAATGAGGAGACGAATCTCTGGACCCTCTGTACCGAATGCCATCGACAAAAGTCTGCTCGTGAAGCGGCGGGTGGTATGCCGGACCCGACGCTGCCGGAGGTAGTGGCAGAGCGGACGACATCATCGGACTGTAACCCGAGCGGGGGGGGTATCATCCGGCGTGAAAAACGATCGCTCCGGACACCGCCCCCCGTCTCATGCAGAGAAAAAATTCCTGTTTCAGGCCAGTTAACATGTTAACTGGCTGCCCGGGCATTTTTGCGGTTTTTATCTTTATTATTCAGTTTGTTGTGCGGAAAAAATGTTAACTGGCTTTTTCAGCAAATGTTAACCAGGCAGCAGTTAACATTTGCGGCATGAGACGCCGGGAAAAATGGGCTGAACCATACCCGGCTGAGTGCGTTATGGACCCGGGAGGAGGCTGTGCTGACAACGCAAAAACGAAAATTTGCGCTGGCGCTCATGTCCGGGAAAAACAAAACAGCGTCAGCTATTGCCGCCGGTTATTCGGCGAAGACCGCCAGGGTTAAAGGCTCGCAGCTGGCAAAAGATCCGGAGGTGCTCGCGTTTATAGCCCGTAAACAGTGCGAAACGGTGGAGGTGGATGAGGTTCCTGTTTACCGGCAGAAAAAATCAGAGCAGGAGGATAAACCCCGTCGCCGTGAGGTGGCTGCAATACCACAGCCGGACGAAACAAATCCGGAGATGCCACCGCCCGTGGTGATATCTCCTGGTATTGAGTATATGGAGGACGGTCTTCCCGATCCGGTGAAAGCGATGGGGCGTCTTCTGGTGGAGAACATTAATACCGACCCCAGGCTGGCGCTGGATGCGGCTTATAAGCTGGCGCAGTTCACGCACCACAAAAAAGGGGATGCCGGTAAAAAATCGGCAAAAGGTGACGCGGCGAAAAAAGCGGCTAACCGTTTTGCGGTGCCACCACCACCCCGCCTGGTGGTGAATAATGATAATGAGGGCAACGGATGATACCTGTGTGGAGCACGGCCTGCCCGGACTGGGCAGAGCGCCTGAAAAAGGGGCTGTCGATTATTCCGGCTCCGATTTATCCGGACGAGGCCGCACATGCCCTGGCGATTTTTAAACAACTGCGGATTGTGGATGCACCTGGTAGCCCGACGTTCGGGGAGTCCTGTGCACCGTGGGTGTTTGACCTGGTGGCGGCCCTGTTTGGCTCCTATGATGCGCAGACCGGTGTACGCCATATCAAGGAAGTTTTTATCCTTATCCCCAAGAAAAACTCGAAGTCCACGCTGGCCGCGGGGATCATGATGACGGCGCTGTTACTGAACTGGCGGCAGGCGGCGGGTTACACGATTCTGGCCCCGACTGTGGAGGTGGCGGCCAACGCCTTCAACCCTGCCCGGGATATGGTACGACGTGACGATGATCTGGATGACCTCTGCCAGGTGCAGACCCATATCCGGACCATCACCCACAGGGTGACGGACACCACCCTTAAGGTGGTGGCTGCCGATCCGAATACGGTGTCCGGTATCAAGTCCGTGGGGACACTGATTGATGAACTGTGGCTGTTTGGCAAGCAGTGCAAGGCGGAGGACATGTTACGTGAAGCCATAGGCGGCCTTGCCTCCCGCCCGGAAGGGTTTGTGGTGTATACGACCACCCAGTCGAATGAACCGCCCGCCGGGGTGTTCAGACAGAAACTGCAGTACGCCCGGGATGTGCGCGACGGCAAAATTCATGATCCGCACTTTCTGCCGGTGATATTTGAACACCCTCCTGAAATGGTGGAAAGCGGGGCTCACCTGCAGATGGAAAACCTCGCCATGGTCAATCCTAATCTCGGCTATTCAGTGGATGAGGCCTTTCTGTACCGGGAGTACCGTAAAGCCCGGGAAGCCGGTGAAGAGACATTCCGGGGGTTCATGTCAAAACACGCCAATGTGGAAATTGGTCTTGCCCTGCGCTCTGACCGCTGGGCGGGGGCTGATTTCTGGGAAGAGCAGGGCCGTTGTATCAGCCTGGACGATATCCTGCGTCGTGCTGATGTGGTGACGGTGGGGATTGACGGCGGAGGGCTGGATGATCTGCTGGGGATGTATGTGATTGGGCGTGACCGGGAGACCCGCGAATGGCTGGGCTGGGGCCATGCCTGGGCGCATGAAACCGCGGTGGTCCGACGGAAGAGCGAGGCGTCCCGGTTTCAGGATCTTGTTGCCTGTGGAGATATGACCATTGTCCGGCGTGTCGGGGATGACACGGCGGAAGTGGCGGAATATGTGCGTCGCATTCATGAGGCTGAGTTACTGGACCATATCGGTATTGACCCGTCAGGGGTGGGGCAGATTCTGGATTCACTGGCGGAAGCCGGGATCCCCGACGGAATTGTGGTGGGGATAAGCCAGGGCTGGAAACTGGGCGGGGCCATTAAAACCACCGAGCGCAAACTGGCTGAAGGGGTGCTGGTGCATGGTGACCAGCCCCTGATGGCCTGGTGTGTCGGCAATGCCCGGGTGGAGCCTAAAGGTAACGCCATTCTTATCACCAAACAGGCCAGTGGACGGGGAAAAATTGACCCGCTGATGGCGCTGTTCAATGCGGTCTCCCTGATGTCCCTTAACCCGGAACCGAAAAAGAAAGAATATGCGGTTTTTTTCATATAACCCTGTTCACACTGTAACCATCACGAACCGCTCCGGCGGTTTTTTTATTTTCAGGAGGCTGATGTGACTCTTAAACGGGCCTGTTCCCTGCTGACGGTGAAATCCTTCAGTGAGGATGAACGAGTGATCACCGGGATTGCGTCAACGCCTTCTCCGGATCGGGATGGTGACATCCTGGAGCCGGAGGGCGCGGAGTTTGGCAGTGCGATCCCGTTTCTCTGGCAGCATGACCATTCCCGCCCGGTGGGGCAGTGTACGGTGCGCCGGGTCAGCGAAGGGCTGGAAATCACGGCAACACTGGTGAAGCCCGTACCGGATATGCCGTCGCAACTGGCTGCCCGGCTGGATGAGGTCTGGGCGGCCATTAAGACCGGGCTGGTCAGGGGGCTGTCCGTGGGCTTCCGTCCCCATGAATACACCTTTCTGGACGGAGGCGGACTGCATTTTCTGCGCTGGGAACTGATGGAGGTGTCTGCCGTCACCGTGCCCGCGAATGCGGAATGCACCATCCGGACCATTAAATCTTACGACCGCCCGTTTTCTGCCGCGTCCGGCAACCGGAAACCGGTGGTGAAAATCGCATCTTCTGCCGGCGCTTCGGCACAGTCAATAACCTCTTTTCATAAGGAAAAGTCAGCAATGAATACTGGTGAACAGATTAAAAGTTTTGAAAACAAGCGTGCGGCGCTGGCAGCCTCCCTTGAGGAGATCATGAACAAAGCCGCAGAGGAAGGCCGCACACTGGATGTGGAAGAGGAAGAGCACTACGACAACACCGCAGCGGAAATCCGTCAGGTGGATGCGCACCTGAAGCGTCTGCGTGAACTGGAAACCAGTAAGGCCGCCACGGCACAGCCGGTGAAACAGGCCGGTAACGGGAATGTGGCCACGGTGGCTTCAGCGCCGGTGATCCGTGTTGAGCAGAAACTGGAGAAGGGGATTGGTTTCGCCCGCTTTGCCAAATCACTGGCCGCGGCTAAAGGTGTCCGCTCTGAAGCCCTGGAAGTGGCCCGTCGTCAGTATCCGGATGACAGCCGTCTGCATCATGTCCTGAAATCGGCGGTGGGGGCAGGGACCACCACGGACCCACAGTGGGCAGGCAGCCTGTCTGAATATCAGGAATATGCGCAGGACTTTATTGATTACCTGCGTCCGCAGACCATTATCGGGCGATTTGGTCAGGGCGGGATCCCTGCACTTCGTCAGGTGCCGTTCAATATCCGCGTGCATGCCCAGGTGTCCGGCGGTGCTGCCGGCTGGGTGGGGGAGGGTAAGGCCAGACCCCTGACGAAGTTTGATTTTGAGTCCATCACCTTCAGTCATGCGAAGGTGTCGGCCATTGCGGTACTGACGGAAGAGCTGATCCGTTTTTCCAGTCCGGCAGCTGATGCGCTGGTCCGTAATGCGCTGGCAGAAGCGGTGGTGGCGCGTCTGGACACAGACTTTGTGGACCCGAAAAAAGCCGCAGTGGCAGATGTCTCCCCGGCGTCCATCACCCATGATGTGAAGGGCACGGCATCAACCGGTAACCCGGATGCGGATGCAGAGGCGGCGTTTGG